CGCAACTGAAGCAACTATTTTAAACACTGGTTATGAAAGCATGTTTTATAACAGCAGCCCTACTGCATTGGGCTTTAATTGCTTTATGTATCAAACTGATTGTGACGAAGGCGATGAAACGTGAGTCTTGCTGAGACTGAATTAAACATTGGCGGCACATCTTTCAAAGGTGTTTATATTGCTATCTTGTTTAGCCTTGCAACTACCCTTGGTGGTGGTGTTTGGACAGCTAGCAGTCTGTATGCGAGACTAGAAGCTGTAGAGGTTGTGAGCATCCCAAACATTGTGCCACTAGAAGAAAAGATACTTTTAATAGAGCAGGAGTTATCCGCTAATGATGTCTCCCAGTTACAAGGAAAGCTTGCGGCTTTAGGCGTAAACCTTCAAACAATTATAGATCAGCAAGCAAAGTTATTATTAATTGATGACAATGTTACTTCACTTGAAAAAGAAATTGAAGCAATGAAAGCAACCGTGGCAAAAGCAGAAATCGTTACAGAAAAAGTAACAGGCTTTGAAGCAAAAACTATAGCTATTAAAAGAGAAGTTGAAGATTTGTGGTCTGCAATGGACTACCTTAGCAATCCTCTTAAATAAAATTACAAGGAAAGTACAATGATTGAAGAAACTAAAGAAATGGTAGATGTAGCTGCGGCTTCAACTGCGGTATTAACTTTAGCCGCGTGGCTTCCTCCAACTGCTTCTTTGTTTACTATTGTTTGGTTAGGTTTACGGATTTATGAATCTGACACAATCCAAGGTTTATTTAATAGGAAATCTAAGTAAACTTTATCTTGACTTTTGTCTAAGGATATGCTATAATAATGAGTATATTAAATAGTTTAGTACAACCAATAACTAGTTTGTTAGATAAAGTTATTGAAGATAAAGATACTAAGAATAACATAGCTTTTGAATTAGCTACTATGGCAGAGCGTCACGCCCAAGAGTTAGCCAAAGGTCAGTTAGAAGTTAATAAAGTTGAAGCAGCACATAACAGTTTATTTGTGTCAGGGTGGCGACCTGCTATTGGTTGGATATGTGGATTAGCTTTACTCTACTCTACAATCTTAGCTCCCATCTTAGGCATCTGGTTTACTGTCCCTCCTGTAGATAGTTCATTGCTTACTAGCGTCCTAATGGGTATGTTAGGTCTAGGAGCCATGCGATCTTATGAGAAGAAAAATAACGTAGCGAGAGATAAGTAATGGTGATGAGAAGAAGCGGTGGGTTTAAAGGCGGCTTTGATAGGCAACAAGTTGAGAATGAGTTTTTTCCCAGTACTTTTGACGTGCCTGAATATAAAGCACCTAAGCCTTATGCTGACCCTGCTCCTGCAACACCTAAGCCTAAAGCCCCTGCGCCTTATGCTGACCCTAAGCCTAAAGCACCTAAGCCTAAAGCCCCTGCGCCTTATGATGACAGCAATCCTCCTTATCCTAAAGCAACACCTAAGCCTAAAGCCCCTGCGCCTTATGCTGACCCTGCTCCTAAGGCTCCACAACCTAAAGCTCCTGTAGTTCCTAAAACTTTTGTAGCACCTATAGCGCCTATTGTTCCTGTTCCCTCGCCAACAAGAACAACTGATGGTTTGTTTTCAAATTATTTAGCACCTATTGTTTCTGTAGATTCTCTACCCTTACGACCTACGGCTCCTACATTGCTTGCTACTCCAAAACAAGACTCAACGTATTCTGCGTTAGCTAATTATTCTAATTTCTTTAAAAACACGCAAGGTCAAAGCCAAGTTCTTGCAGAAGCAGCAAAAGAATCTAAAGACTTTAGCGGTCTTAAAAACGTAGACATTAACAAATTAAATCAAAATGTTTCTAAAGGCTTAGACGAGTACTCTGTTAAAGAAGTAGATAATAGGATTATAAATTATGTTAAAGATAATAATATAGCTCCTTTTATAGAAACAGAAGATGGCGAGAAGCTCTTCTTTACTTCTGGTACAGATACCTCTATGCCTACTATTGCCGCTATGGGAGATGCTCACCAAGAAGATAGACGGTATATTTCTTTTGGTGAAGTAGGTACATATTCTTCTAAGTGGGTGCCTAATCCTAGCACAGCGGAAGAGATTTTAAATACACCTGCTTTGAATCTAGCAGCTGCGCTTGTTCCTGGGGGGACTGCTGTTTTATCCGCTGTTAAAGGTCTATCAGGTATGACTTTACATGCTTCTGATTGGGCTAATATAGTTACAGGTGGTTTAGAAGCTTCAGGACAACTTAAAGCACCTACAGCCGACATGCCAAAGGGACAAGGTTTTAGTGTTGGTGGTAGTTCTCTTTCTTATGATGCCTCTAAGTCATTATTAAAAGCAGCGGCTACAGGTAATCCAGTAGACGCTTTTATGGGTGTTTATGGTAATAACCTTATAGAGGGTGCTGTAAACTCTTCTGAGACTATTCAAGGCGCTATAGATACCTTAGGCATGAGTCCAGATGCTTTTGCTTCTGCCGCCAGTAAAACAGCCGCTAAGTTAGCTAAGGGAGAAGACCTTGATGATTCTCTTATATCTGGACTAGCTACCTATATTAAAAGGGGTGGCGGTATAGGTACCCCAGATGTAGGTGACGGTGGTATGTTTGAAGGTATACGTGAAGCAGGTAGGGCTTTTGATGATGCAGTATTACAGCCTGTTAAAGAATTAGTTGAAACTACTGCCGGAGGCGTTATTGACGGCTTACAGCAGATAGGTGGTGTTGTTGCAGACGCAGGACGCTTTGTAGATAAAGAAGTTTTACAGCCTACTAAAGGTTTAATAGAAGATGTAGCTGAAGATGTAGTAGAAGTAGGCTCACAGATTAACAAAGACTACGTTAAACCTGCTATAGAAACTATTGAAGATATAAATGAAGAATATGTAGAACCTATTGTTAAAGAAGTAGTTGAAACAGGCTCTACTGCTAACAAGGTGCTTGTTAAACCCATTATTGATACTATTGAAACAGTTGGTTCAGAGATAGACGATGAGTTACTACAACCTATTAAAGATGTTGTTGAGGAAGTAGCTTCCGCTGCCGGAGACTTAGGTTCTGAGTTTGATGATGCAGTATTACAACCTGTTAAAGAGTTTATTGAAGAAGTAGGTGGTGGTATTGAGGATGCTGCTAAAGCAGGTGGTCGTGTTTTTGATGACTACATACTACAGCCTCTTAAAGATTTGCTAGAAGGGATACTAGGTAACATAAACTTAAGCGGTCTTGGAGGAGCAGGTGGAGTAGGTGGGGCAGGTTTAGCATTTGGTGGTGGAGAAGGTTCTAACGCTTTAACAGAAAACGATCCATTTAAGTTTAAAACAGAAATAGGACTTACTGATTTAGGTGTTGAAATAGTACCGCAACAGCTAGATATTGCAGACCTAACTACCTCACCTTTTGAGTCTGAGTTTGCACAACCACAAAGGTTTATAATATGACATACTTACAGCTTGTAAATAGCGTACTGCGGAGGCTTAGGGAAGACGAAGTTTCTAGCGTTTCTCAAACTAGTTACTCACGTTTAATAGGAGAGTTTGTTAATGATGCTAAACGGTCAGTAGAAGACTCTTATGATTGGACTGCCTTACGTACTACATTAACTGTCTCTACTATTGATTCAGTTTTTAACTATACTTTAATTGGTTCTCAAAACAAAATGAAGATTCTTGATGTCGTTAATGACACATCTAATTTCTTTATGCAATATAAGTCTTCTCATTGGATGAACAATGCTTTTTTAATTGATGATGTTCCTTTAGGGACACCACAGTTCTATAGCTTTAATGGTGTAGATGCTAACGGTGACAATGGTGTAGATTTATACCCTAAGCCTGATAAAGTATATCAAGTAAGATTTAACGTAGTATTACGTACACATGATTTTACTGCTGACTCAGACATCTTAGCTATACCTTCCTCTCCTGTTGTACAACTTGCGACAGCATTAGGTGCTAGAGAGCGAGGAGAGACAGGAGGCACAAGTGCAGCAGAATTGTTTGGGCTTGCTGATAGAACACTAGCAGATGCTATTGCATTTGATGCTGCTCAACATCCTGAAGAAACTATCTGGTATTCTTAAATGGCTCAACAATTACAGAACATTACAATAGCGGCTCCGGGATTTATGGGTTTAAATACACAGGAGTCACCTATTGGTGGTGATCCTTCTTTTGCATCCGTTGCGGACAACTGTGTTATTGATAAGTTAGGACGTATAGGTTCACGTAAAGGATGGGACGCTGTGTCTTCTAACGGTGCTGCTGTGTTAGGTAGTAGCCGTGGTATAGAAACAGTCTTTGAGTTTGTAGATCAAAGTGGTGATAAGATTATTATCTCCGCAGGTAACAATAAAATATTTAAAGGTACTACTACTCTTGTAGATATAACACCTAGCGGTTATACTCCTACAGCTAATAACTGGAAGTGTACTACTTTTAACAACCACTTATATATGGTTCAGTCAGGCCATGAACCTTTGATTGGCACAGATGAGTCAGGGTCTTTTGTACTAGAGGCCATAACTGACCACTCCCACGCTACAGGTACAATGCCTCTAGCTAATGAATCTTTAGCTGCCTTTGGTAAGCTATGGGTCACAGACATTGTAGGTAATAAGCATACAGTATATTGGAGTGATACACTTAATGGACATGCTTGGACAGGCGGTGCTACAGGCAATCTTAATCTAACAACTGTTTGGCCTACTGGTCACGATGAAGTAGTTGCACTAGCTGCTCATAACAACTTCTTAGTGATCTTTGGCAAGAAGTCTATACTTGTGTACTCAGGTGCTTCTACTCCTGCTACCATGACTCTTACGGACACTGTAGAGGGCGTAGGTTGCATAGCGCGTGACTCAGTACAGCATACAGGAACTGATATTTTATTCTTGTCTGATTCAGGTGTACGTAGCTTTGGTAGGACTATACAAGAAAAGTCTATGCCTATGCGAGACATAAGCAAGAATGTACGTACTGATTTAACAAGCTTAGTGCCTTTACAGACCAATGCTATTAAATCTTTGTACAGTGCTGATGATGCTTTTTACTTGCTTACGTTACCTGATAGTGACACGGTATATTGCTTTGACATGAGATCACCAATGCAAGACGGTTCTCAACGCGTTACTACTTGGTCAGGCTTATCTCCTCTGGCCTTAACTACGTTAGAAGATGGTAGCATATACTTTGGTCTTGCTTCAGGTGTTGTTAAGTACACTAGTTACTTAGATGGCAACACTAGCTACCAGATGCGTTACTTTAGCAATCCTATGGATTTTGGTAATGTATCAAACTTAAAGTTTTTAAAGAAATTTAATATTACTATTATAGGTGGTCAGAATACTGACTCTACTTTAAACTGGGGTTATGATTACTCTAGCAACTTTACTAAGCAAGTTTTTACTTTATTAGGTTCTGTTAATGCTGCGGAGTACGGTGTTTCGGAATACAACACTGCAGCAGAATACACAGCGTCTGCTATTATTAATACTCCAAGAGTAAATACTAGTGGTAGTGGTGAAGTAGTTACCATTGGTATTGAAACACAAATAAACAACACTTCTTTTTCTATTCAAAAAATTGACATCCATGCTCTATTAGGGAGGCTTATTTAATGTCCAACTATACAAAGACTACTAACTTTGCAACTAAGGACGCTCTCGCTTCAGGGAATCCGGCTAAGATTGTCAAGGGAACAGAAATAGATACAGAGTTTAATAATATATCTATTGCTAGTGCAACTAAATCTAACATAGCTAGTCCTACGTTCACAGGTACGGTTACAGCCCCCACTGTTAATGTCACAGGCACTCTAACGGCTGATACAATCACTGGAGGAGCATACTAATGGCTGTTGATATTTTTGGAAGACCAACTAAAGACCAGTATTTGCGTGGTGATATTTTTCAAGACGTAGGTTCTGTTATACCTAGTGGTGGTGGTTTTGGTTCTACAGCACAACCACAACTACCTTCTATAGGCAACACAGGTTCCTCTACAATCTCTTTACCATCAGGAGGCTTTACTGGGGGAATGAGTGACACCGCTGCATACGGAGGTTTGGCTTTAGGTGGTTTGTTGAGTGGTGACTTAACTGGTGCTTTACAAGGAGCAGGAGGTTACTACGCAGGGGGGAAAGGAATAGAAGGTGCTTTACAAGCAGGGGAAACTGGTTTTAGTTTATCAGAGCAACAAGGTCAACGTGCTTACGATCAATCTCAGTTTAGACCCTTTGGTGTCACATCTAACTTAGCTAACGTGCAAACAGGCGCGTCAGGTGGTGTAAATGTTACTTTAAGTCCTCAACAACAAGCTATGCAAAACCAATTATTAGGTAGCGCAGGACAGCTTTCAGGAAACATAGGTGGGCAGTATAATCCTGCTGTGGGTCAAATAGGTCAACAGGCTTATGGACAAGCTGCACAACAGTTAGGGCAAGCAACTAGTTATGATCCTTCTTTAGCAGCCCAACGTGGTGCTATTGGCGGTCTATTTGGTCAGCAGCTAGGACAGTACGGACAATCTACAGGACTAGAGGGACTTACTCAAGCAGGACTTGGGGGTGCAATAGCTCAGTTTGGTACTGCCGGACAACCTGCTGATATTAATCAATTACGTGGTCAGTTTGCTAATCAAGTAGGCGGTTACTTAGGACAACAACCTAATGCACAACTAGGACAGCTTAGTCAACAAGCTTTAGGTTTAGGATCACAAGGTCTTTCAAGCTTAGGTGCACCTTCTGATATAGAGGCATTACGTTCACAGTACGCAGGTCTTGCAGGACAAGCAGGTCAAGGACTCTTATCCTCACCTGAGCAACGACAGTCTGACATATATGAGTCTATAAGAGCCACACAGCGTCCTGAAGAAGAAAGAGCAGCTATGCGGTTACAGGAGCAACTCTTAGGCCAAGGACGCGCAGGGATAAGCACAGCCGCTTATGGAGGCACTCCTGAGCAACTAGCTATGGCTAAGGCACAAGCAGAAGCAGGTAACTCTGCGGCACTTATGGCTCGTCAACAGGCTATGTCCGAACAACAGCAAGCAATGGCTAATGCTCAAGGCTTGACAGGTCTTGCTTCAGGACTAGCAGGGACTTCTTCTGATCTACAGTCTGCGGCACAAAGCAGAGCATCTCAGTTGTCTCAGCTAGGGCTTAGTGCAGAACAGATACAGTCACAACTACAAAGTGAAGGTTTGTCTAGGGGCGTGACCGCAGGGTCTACTGCCGGACAGTTAGCAGGTATTGCTTCAGACCTAGAGAGTGCCGGAATTAGTCGAGGTGCTACACTATCTAACGTAGGACTAGCAGGACAGCAAGCCGGACAGCAAATGTCTCAACAGCAGTTGGCTAATCTTTTAAGTTTACAACAGGCAGACATTGGAGCAGCAGGTGCGCAACAAGGTTTACAGCAAGGTAATCTTGCATTAGGTTCTGGACTCTTTGGTTTAGGCCAACAAGCAGCCTTAACTCCTGCACAGCTACAGGGTGCTGACATCTCTAACATGCAAGCGTTAATGAACGCAGGATACAACCCACAGCAACAGGCTCTTAACTTGTTTGGCGCAGGTGTACCTACGGCTCAAATTGCTCAACGAGGACAGCTTGGCGGTACAGAGCTTCAGTCTCAAGCTACTGGACAAGGCATTGAGTCTTATATGCAGGGGGCTAACATGGCTAACCTGTTACAACAACAGCAGCTGCAGGGTATGATGTCTAGTGCGTTTGGTTCACAGCCTACAGTTCAAGAGCAGTTATTAAGTCAGTTGCTTGGACAAGGACAACAAACTAATCAAGGTGGTTTACTTGGCGGTCTGATTGGCGATGGTTTTGATTGGTTGACAGGTTTGTTTGATGATGATGATTCTTCTGGCGGCAGTGGTAGTGGTGGAACAAGTTCTGCCGGTAAAACTTATGGTGGAGCCGGTTCAGCCTAAGATTATTATTTTAACACTACTTAATTAAGAAACAAAGGACAAGACAATGGCACTAGATTTAGCAGGTATGTTGACAGGGGTTTCTAAGCAACCTATTGATCCACGATTAAACATGCAACAGCAGCAACTAGCCTTAGGCGCTAATGCAACTAAAAT